TGCCTTTCAAACCACTAACAAATCCAAGCAGGAAATAATAGAAGGCCTAATCCTAGATTTCCATGAAGAGTCTATCGTTATCCCGGGTCCTAAACTGTTACCAGAACTTCAGAATGAATTAGATGTATTTGAGATGAGATACTCACCAAAATCTAGATCGGTCATCTATGCCGCTCGAGAGCCATTTCATGATGATATAATTATAAGCCTTGGAATTGCTAACTACAACCGTAAACAAAACAAATCCTATGGTATGTATACCGTCATGGGTAGGCGCTAAGCAACAGACTTTTCTAAATTAACCAATAATATATTTAATAGTATATGTTTGAGATCACAATAGACAATAAGCAATACAAGTTTCCAACCAGACTTACAGTAGATAAGTGGCAAGAGTTGGCACGTTGGGATATGCAAGTAGAAGACCATTTCCCAAGACTAATAGCTGGTCTAATTGATTGCGACTGGAGAGACCTGCAAGATATAGAGTTAGGCCAACAACAAATCATGGTAGGTTACTGTATTAGCCTAATGAATCAGAGGCGAGATACTAAAGACAACTTAGACTTAGCCACTATTAACTTTGGCCAGTGGATTGATCTAGATGTATGGACTTCAGAAGGTTTTGACAAATCTATTAAGAAGGCTCTTACTATCTTAGGTGACACCCCTTGGGCTGACGAAGCCTTACAGAAGATAGAGCGATGGATAGATTACAGAACATGGATCTATAGACAATATGCAGAGATGTTTGGCCTGTTAGAAGAAGGAGAAGAAGACCAAGAAGAAGACAACGACAAACCAATAGACCACAATGATATCATATCAGGATGGTATACTATAGTGTGTAGCTTAGCGAGTGAGAACCTATTGTGGATAGATAGTATAACAGAACAGCCACTCCTATCGACTCTAAACTTCATGGCTTACCAGAAACGAAAGCAGATCGCAGAGAACTTTCAACAATTAAAGAAACAAAGAGAATATGACTTACAAAGACGTAGTAGATAGAATCAAAGAAATAACCTTTGACCACAAGATGTTGGTAGACTTTGGTTACGGCCAACTATCAGATATTAAGACAAGAGCAGAAGGCAGTGATGGTGATGTTAATGATGCAGACTACCCTTACTTGTTCTTAAACCCAGCAGCACATGTTAGAACACAGACACAGATAACCTATAACTTTAACATGGTTGTAATGGACATGGCAAGAGAAGAAGAAGGAGATCCCTATCAAAACTTCTTAGCAATCCAATCAGATTGTATACAGTATATCGATGATGTAATCGCTAGGTTATATTTCCATTACACTGATCAACCCGAAGTAAGTTTCGATTTAAGTTATACACCATTCTATGAAAGGTTCCAAGATGATCTTGCAGGAGCTACGGCTAATCTAAGTATTACAGTACCTACAAACATCAATGATTGTATATCGCCTTTCAACCCTAACTTTCCAGCTCCAGTTGGTGTACTTCAACTACATGTAGTCTCTAATAAGGATCAGCAATTCGAACCAGACGATGAACAGTCTCCATTCGAAGCACAGACCGTTGTATTAGATACTCAGAATGGTTGGAGACCTGACGAACCATTTAACTTATATAGACCTCAAGTTGATGGCACGTGGACTTGGGTTTTAGATGGTTACACAAGACTTAACTTAGACAAAGGAGATTGGCCTAGTAATCCAGAGATGGTCTATAATTATAATGGTCAGATTGTTCCAGTAACTATAACTAACTGGCCACAAGTACAACCTCAGCTTGGAGTTGACACACCATTCACAGCACAATGGTCTAACCAATACTATGCTGCTGACGGTAATTTCATTACATGGAATTGGCTTAACGATCCAGTAGTAGAAGATGAGTTTTTAATCTTAACTGGTACATCACTAAAAGGATATTTCACACCTAGCATATAATGGCATTTGATCAAGGTAACTTCGATATATTCCAAGAGTTGATAGAAGAGATCAATGACTTAGACGGTGCTATACAAAGTTTAGCCACTGANCTNGCNACAGAGATNAGAGAGANTGCACCAGTAGCAGCAGNCAANATGGTGGNANCCTTAAGAGAAGTGTTAAGGTCCTATTAGATAAGTATGGCTTTCAAATAGAGATGAACGACTATGGCTTCTTTCAGAACTATGGTGTAGGTCCACAAGCAAGAACTCCATTTAATCAGATGCCTACAGGTGGCGAACCAGAACAACCCTTTGGAATTAAGAGTCCTATTAGTTTAGGAGACTATGAATACAAGACTAGAAAGTTTGGCTTACCTGCTAGACAATTCTTTAACATACAGGATATAGAAGACAGACTGATCGAAACAGTCTTAAATAATATAGAAATATAATATGGCAATAACAGCAACTCAAACACCTTACAGACCATTTGACATGGCCTATGGTGCAAACCCTATAACACTAGATGGTATTACAGCTTCACAAGAAAAGTATGCCTTACAGATCACTATAGTAGGTCAGACAACTCCGATAGCAGACATTAGACAATCGCCTAATAGGTATGCAAGAGCTATCTTTGATATACAAAATATATTACAGTCTCAGATAGAACCTAGTAAGAACAACATTGATGGCTTACACTACTCAGCAAGTGGCTTTGCCCAACAGAATACAAGGATGAGAATAGCTAATGGAGAATTAGTACAATATCAGATAGCATTTACTACAGAGACCAATGGTCAACTAGATGCACCTTTTACTATTAGTCCTATAATCTATACAACACTAGGAGGAGCTAAAGACTATTGGCAAGTTCCCTTTGACGAAGGTGCTAACTTCATCCCTATAGTAGACGGTACAGTAGATGGTTGTACAGATATTAACTTTGCAGCTAGACCACTATCAGATAACCAATGGACTATAGCAGACACAGAGACTGGTGATAACTTACTTACAGTTAATGGAGGTTACCCAAGTCCTGGCGGAATAGATGTACAGAATGTATATGCAGGAGACCAGTGTACTAAATCATTTTGGCAAACTATCTCAAGAGTAGCAGGACCCTATCCAGCTTCAACACTTGCACGAGGTATAGAAGCCTTTCATATCTTACAATGTAATGCAGCAGGTAGCATAGTTAATACAACTACCTTAGCCAATACACAATCAAGTGGCGGTGGTCCTAATATAACCTTAGGACAAGGCTTAATCCCAACAGGTAACTTTAATGTAATTACACTTGCAACAGGACCTGCTAACTTTCCACAAGGTACCTTAAATCCTNTNACTACTCACTACTATATAGTGCCAGTCTTATATACACCACTATCACCTACTAACTGTGCAACTGACGAGCAATCACAAACACCTATCATGTCAGAAGCAGCATGGAGAATACAGAGGTATAATGTTCTACCTACGCCATGTAATGACTATGATCATATACAATTTGCTTGGATGAACTCAGAAGGATTTAGAGATCAAATCACCTTTACTAAAAGAAATGAAAAGATGGTAGTTACTAAAAAGAATAATTTCCTTAAAGAAGCTGCAGACTATAACGAAACAAGGTATGTAGTAGATGAACAATCGCGAGGCTTTACAACTTATAGCCAAACAATCAACGAGAACTGGACAGCTACATCAGGTTTCTTAAATGATGAAGAAGCAAAGTTATTAGAGTCTATGTTTAAATCAGCCTCAGTAATGGTAAGATTCTCTGTTGGTGAATATGCAAACCAATGGGTTCCTATACAACTATTAAGTTCTAAGTATACAGAAAAGACTAATAGAAAGGACAAGCTATTTCAATACACAGTTAACTACAGATTAGCCAACAACATTAAATCACAAAGAGGATAATATGATACAACTTAAGGTATACAAAGAAAAAGGAAACTCGAACACAGCACTCTTCTTAGACCTATATAAGACTCAACCTATTAAGTTGACCTTATCTATAGAGGATATAACCGCTGCAGATGCTACTTCGGTGTTCTCTAAGACATTCCGAGTTCCAGCTACTAGACATAATAACAACTTCTTTGAGAATGTATTTGAGGTAGACGGAATTGACTTTGATGTAACAAAGAAAAACTATGCAGAAATCCTAGTTGATGGTGCAGAATTTAGAGAAGGCCACATTAGAGTACAGAAGATATTTAGAAATGATGACTTAGATAAGATAGACTATGAGTTACTTTTCCTAGGAGAGACAAGAGACTTTTCAAGTACAATTGCCGAGAAGACTCTATGTCAAATAGAAATGACAAACTTCAATTGGGAAGGCCTACCACAGAATTATACTAATGCTGCAGACTTTACAGGACCTTATAGCTATACAGATATAGTTACTAGTTGGTTAGCATTTCCTGAAACACCTGGTAACTTAGGTGCAGGTTANGCCTTTGGAGATATCTTATTTCCTTTAATAGATCATGGTAATACTTATACAGATGCACAAAATACCGGAGCTGCTGGAGATCCTGATCAAGGTCGTATTGCACTAGGTCCTGAAGGCCAAGGAAGTAGATCATTTACATTTCCTGATAATTCACTAGCTCAAACTAGAATGAAACCAATGATTAGAGCTAAGAGAGTCTTAGATCAAATCTTTCAAGATGTTGGTTATACTTATTCTTCTACCTTCTTAAACTCTGATAGGTTTTACCAAATGTACATTAGTGCTTTCGGTAATAACGAACAGATTGGTATAGAGGTTGAACAATCTAGTGGAACTAACTTTGAGGCTACCAATACTAACAATACAGGTCAGAACGATATTAACCAATATATGTATAACCCTAATGTTATTACAAATATAGCAGGTGACTATACACCTAACATTCCAGTACAAGGTTCTTACTTTCAAGTACAGACTGCTGCATCGCCAACAGAGTTCTATATTATGTCAGCATCAGCACAGATGAATGGAGAAGTAGAACAATCAAACGGACCTAACGTACAAATACCAGTATTCTTAAGACTATGTGTTGTCTCTTCAATAGGTGGAAATGTCTTACAAACACTAGCAACTGGTAACGTTACAGGTAATGGTGGCACATCATCACTTACATGGGATTCACGTAATGGTGGTTATCAACCTCTAGCAGGACAAATTATACAAGTCCTCTGTGATACACAAAGTGGCTTTGTAGATTACTCATCAGTATCTAATACTTATTGGGATTGTACTGCTGCACCTGGTGATTACTATGCACCACTAGATTTAGACTGTGAGCACAAACAAATAGACTTTGTTAAGGATATACTTACTATGTTTAGATTAGTAATGCAACCTGATAATAAGAGACCTAATAACTTCATCATAGAACCATGGCAAGAATTCATTGGAAGTGGTGTAACTTACGACTGGTCCCATAAGCTAGTACAAAACAAGGACATGGTGTTAGAGCCTCTATTTAATACACAGAGTGCTACGATAGAATTTAGTAAAGCAGAAGATGAGGATTATGTTAATACATTCCATCAAGATAATAACAAACATGCCTATGGTTACTTACAGTTTGATTCAACTAATGAATTACTAAAAGGAACTAGAGAGATCTCAGTAGAAGGAATAGCGCCAACACCACTAGATCAAATTAATGCTAGTAGTCCTGGATACGCTACAATACCACAGTGGGTTATTCCATCCATATATACTATTGATGATGGCGATGCAATAGAGTTCGTACCTATTAAGCCTAAGACCCGAATCATGTTCTATAATGGAAAAGAAACTGCTAGTAGTGTCAATTGGTACTTAAACAATGATAGTGCTAGTGCAGTCTTACAAACTAATTGGCCTCTAGTNTCACCTTATGAGAATTGGCCAGTACAACAGACTAGCTTAAATTTAAATTTCTCTAACGATACTAGATATTATATTAACCCTTCACCAGGAACAGGTTACTTTGAACAAGGTTCTACACTCTTTGATGAATATTGGTCACGTTATATCTCATCACTATACAATAAGTTTTCGAGAAGACTAACCGCAAGATTCATCTTAAATAATGTAGACTTACAAGATCTTACATTTGATGATATCATCTTTGTTAATGGTAAGTACTATAGACCTGAAAAGATTATGAATGCAGAAGTAGGTGCAGAAACTGAAGTAACTTGTCAATTGATTACTATTAACGATCAAAGACCTATATGGTTAGACGAGCCACTCACAGGATTCTCTGTAGCTGTCTCTAATACAGGATGTGTAGGTGAAGAAGGTCAAATACAGATAACTACAAACGGTACACCAGCATTCACCTGGCAACTAACTCAAAGTGGAGCAAGTGGTAACTTTAATGCACCTGCTGGTCAAGCACCTTATACATTTGTTATCCAAGCGCCAGTTGGTATCGATGAACTTATAGTAACTGATTCACTAGGAAGAACTGCAACTGTACAAGTAAATGTGCCAGCAAGTACAGCGCTTCCAGTAAGCTCAACCTTTACTTTTGTAAATGCTACAGATTGTGGAACAGACGGCTCACCTTGTAATGGTTCTATTAATACAACGCCAACTGGTGGAGCAGGAGGACCTTATACAACTGTATGGTCTGATGGAGTAGTTAGTGAAGATAGAACAGGCCTTTGTCCTGGTACTTATAACTATTATGTTGAAGATATTAATGGTTGTCAATCAGATACCTTTACTGTTACAATCATATGTAGTGAAGTCTTATATAAGTATGAGCTTAGAGAACACTTAAACAATTGTACTCAATTAAGTTCAGCGGTGTATATTGCAACTTCAACTATACAATTACCGCTTCAACAAACATGTACACTTAATCAAATACAAGGATGTTTTCAAATAATTGTAGCAAATCCACAAGAAGATGCTCTATACACAATAGATGCTCTTAACACAGACTGTGCTTCTTGTAGTGGTGGTGCAACTCCAACGAGTTATGAAGTTCAAAATTGTTCAGATGCAACTGATATTCATTATGCAAGTTTAAGTGGAACACCTCTTCAACCTGGTTTAGTAGTAGAATTAAGTAATGATCAAGGATGTTTCCAAGTAATAGGTGATTCAACATTTGCACCTGATAATGATGTTCAACAAATATACAAAAACTGTGCAGAATGTCAACAGACACCTTTAGAATACTATTATAAGTTCTTAAGTTGTGATGGTCTATTTGATGGTGCAATAAGAAGCTATACTCCTTTAACCTTAGGAGACTTCATAGATGTTTCAACAGGACCAGGATGTGGTTCTATATATGGAATTGCTACAGACTATCAACACACATGGACAAATACAAATATATTTGATGATTGTGATTCATGTAACGGTATAGTACCAACTATAGATAAGTGTCATATAATTACAAACTCCGGAGTTTCCCCTGCATCAGGTACTTACTTCTATGGTGGCTTAGGTTATAGCTGGCTAGCCAATGGCAATAGTACTATCTCAATATGTGCTACGGTTGGAACGGTAACAAACAGTTCAGCATCTGTAACAGTTACAGTAACAACCCAAACATGTACTCAGAATACAAGATGTAAAATACCTTTCATACCAAATCCATGTATTGAGTATATAGTTAGTAATGATGGTGGATCTAATCCTGCAGGTTACTCATATACTGATTGTAACGGTGGTTCAAATGGTGGACTACTATCACTTGGAACACAAGTTACATTTTGTTCTCAAACAGTTCCGTCAATATCAAGTGGTATGACAATAACATTAGGCATTGGAGATTGCCCTTAACCATTTCAATAGTAACGTAAAATATATTTAATAGTAGATGGCAGATAAGAAGATTTCAATTACAATAGAAGTAGACGGAGTTAAACAAATTGTTAACAACGTTGAAGAAGCCGAAAAGGCTATGAAAGGTCTCGGTAAAGAGACTAAGAAAGTAGCACAAGAAAATAAGTTCCTAGGAGATGCCAAACAAAAGTGGGCAGATTTTAAGAGCGGTATTAAAGGCGCTACTACTGGTTTTAAAGGACTTAAGGGAGCTATTGCCGCCACAGGTATTGGTTTACTATTAATTGCTATTACTTCTCTTATAAGTTACTTTAAGAATACAGAAGAAGGTTCACGTAAGTTAGCGATAGCTACTGAAGCCTTAGGAATTATATTTGGTAAATTACAAGATGCAGCTGCTAAAGTAGGAGAGATGTTAGTCTGGGTATTCACAAACCCTAAAGAAGCTCTAATGAACTTTGTCAACCTGATTAAAAATAATATAATCAATAGGTTTGAAGGTCTCTTAGAACTCCTTCCTGCACTTGGTAATGCTATATCAGAACTATTTAAAGGTAACTTTAGTAGTGCTGGAAAAATTGCAGCAGATGCGATGGGTAAAGTAGTGTTAGGTGTAGAAGATATTACAGACAAAGTAACAGAAGCCGCAACAGCAGTTGTAGAGTTTGCTACTGAAGTTGTAGTTGAAGTAAAGAAAGCAGTGGCAGTAGCTACGAAATTAGTAGATCAGTTTAGAGCTATTAGAGATGCACAACAAGAACTTATAGTTGCTAACGCTAACCTTAATAAGGAACTAGAGACTCAGCAAAAGATTGCAGAAGATACTACTAGAACTTATGAAGAAAGAAAAGAAGCCCTAGAAAAAGTAGGTGTAGCACAAGTTAAGCTAGCAGAAAACCTAGCTAGAATAGCAAGGTTAGAAGAACAAAACTTAAAGCTACAAATTAGCCAAGAAGGTAATTACGAGAAGAGAGAAGAATTAGAGACTTCGTTAGCAGAAGCTACGGCAGCACGTATAGATGCAGAAACTGCCTTAGAAACTAGAAAGATAGATGTATTAAAAATAACTGCAGAGTTAGAATTAGAAGAAGTAGCTAGAAAGCAAGCCATAATGGATATGATTGCTGAATTAGATATAGAGTCTATAGATAATACATTTAGAAAAGCTGAAGCAGAACTAAGAATACAAGAAGAAGCACAGCTAAGAGAATTAGAAACTCTTAAAGCTACAGAAGATCAAAAGCAAAAGATAAGAGATGGCTTTACTAAGAAAAGAAACAAACTTGCTAAAGAAGAAAAGAAGTTTAACGAGAAAGTAAAGAAAGAAGAAATGAAAGGTCAGATCGCTATGGCAGGTCAAACCTTTGGAGCTATTGCTGGTCTATTAGGAGAGAACTCTGCTGCTGGTAAAGCTGCCGCAATCGCTGCTGCAACCATTAATACTTATCAAGGTATTACTGCAGAACTTGCTACTAAGACTATTACACCTTTCGAGATAGGATTAAAGATTGCCAATGTTGCTACAATTGCTGCTATTGGTTTTAAATCTGTAAAAGATATTATTTCAACTCCTGTCCCAGGTGGAGGAGGTGGAGGAGGAGGCGCTCCTTCGATGAGCATACCTTCAGCAACAGTTGTAGATCCTAGTGTAGCACTAGCTGCAGGAGCCGGTGCTGACGGAGACGAAGAAACTACAGTTCAATTAGGTCAACAAACTGGAAGTAGTGGTGCTAATGTAGTTAGAGCCTATGTTGTATCAGATGAAATGACAACACAACAAGAAGCTGATGCTAAAATTAATGATCTCGCAAGATTGTAAAATGAATATATAATATTATGATAGGAAAAATAGTAGAACTTTTAATAGATTGGGATGATATGCAATTCGAAGACTTAGGTGTCGAAGTAATGTCATTAGTAGATAAGCCAGCAATTGGTATTTCATGGCAAGCTTTTGCAGCTCAACAATTTGTAGATCCTAAAGCAGGAGAAACTGAAGCAGATTATATAGGCAGATGTATTCCCACGTTAATAGAGGAAGGCTTTGATGAAGATCAAGCCGCTGCTATATGTTATAATAGTTACAAAGGAGAAAGCTTCTTAGAAGACAACCCTTGCCAAAGTGGTTATGTAGCTTATGGAACTAAAAACAAAGGTGGAAGACAAGTACCTAACTGTATTCCTATCAAAAATCAAGAGTTAGCAGAGATTAGAGAGAACAAAGAATGTCCAGACGGATTTGAACATCAAATGCCAGATGGAAGTTATATGTGTGGTAAAGAACATGCAGCAGTTGACCCTATTATAGAGATGGCTTCACACGTTGATTTCGGTGAAACCTTAGACTATGCAAACACAATAGAGATTAATCAATCACAAGCAAAATTTGATGATCTCCAGGACACTCTAAAAGCGATCATTGGTTTAGACATCTTAGGTAAGAAAGATCCTAAAGATGAAGGCGAAATCAAGTATAGATACTCAGGACCAGCAGGTCAAAGAGATTTCTGTAAAGCTATGTTAAGACTTAACAAAGTATATACTGAAGATGAGATAGATAGAATGGCTGGATTAAATCCTGGCTTTGGCCCAAGAGGTGCAAGTCGCTATGATATATTCAAATATAAGGGAGGACCTAACTGCCAACATGGATGGGAAAGAGTAAGAGTATTTAGAGAAGGTAGAAAGACGGTAGTAGTAAGTGAAGGTAGAGAAGATGGCTTAGCCGGAGAAGCACCCGAAAGAATGCCGAATAGTGGATATCTAATGTCAGCATGGAACTTCTCAGAAGATGACAAAATGATTATCACCGGACCAGCAATGACTCCTAATACTTTGATACCTAGAAGAAGCGAAGATGGTCAAAACTTTCATGTATATTTTACAGAAGATACAATTGAAAAGATTAGTAAAAAATTCTTTGAATTTAACAAGACTAATAATACAGATGTAAACCATGATGGAGATGTAGTGATAGATAACACATTACTAGAATCTTGGATAGTAGAAGATCCAGAAATGGATAAGTCTAAGCTATTAGGATTTGATGTACCAAAAGGAACTTGGTTTGTAAGTTACAAAATCAATAATCAAGATACTTGGCAAAAAATTAAAGATGGAAGTTTAAATGGTTTTTCTATCGAAGGAAAATTCATTGAGAAAGCCACAACAAAATAATATGACTAACGATATCAAAGACGCAGCTGCAACCGTAACTACAATCGCAGGCGGTGGAGCCGCTGTAATGGGAATTAATGAAATACTAACCTTTGCCTTATTAGTCACTGGTATAGTCCTTAATATTATACGTATTAGATCAATCAGATCTAAAAAGAAAGAGGAAGACAAATAGTCCTCCTCTTCTCCTTATCTCTATGTAAGTGCGTTATGACTTATAATATAACTTAGGAGTCTTTTTACAAGGTTTAAAGTTAAATTCCATAGACCATCTCTTAAGACCCATAGTCCTTTTCCATACAATATGGTAATATCCTTTTTCACTGTTAGCTTTAATCGATTCAGCAGGATCTATACATGCTGGTAAAGTAACTGCATCTAAACCATATTTGTCTATAGCGTCAAGGAACATGTTCATTAATATAGTTCCATTACCTTTTTTAGTTGATTGAATAAGGTCTAGACATATGAATCCTTTTACATCTTCGTAAATAATTACACAACCTAATTCTTTAATATCTACAATTACTTTTAGATAATCATGGTTTACTACTTCATGCCATCTCTTTTTGCTAGCAGTAAGAGTTTGATTCAGGTATTTTTTAAATGGTAAAACTCCTATATAAGGTTCACTGCCATTATTTCTTGCAAGATCTGCAATTTCCACTGCAACACTTAGTATTTTTTCATTATCTGTTATATGATCTGCAGGCGATTCCCATTCTTTGGTTTTTGAATTTTCAATTTCGTTGTAAATTTCTAGTTCTGTCATTTTTGTTTGTTTTAATTGATTACTATACTAATATAAGCAAAATTTCTGAGAGTAAAAAACTTTTTAGCAATTATTTTCAAATTATTTTCAATTCTTCCTTCCTCCTTCCTTCCTCCTTCGCTCCTCGATCCTGGTTTGGTCACTCGAAGCGCGATATATATTTAATAGTATCAGATAATTAAGTCTGACACATTAATAATACCTATAATAATATGAACGTAAATCAAGTTATTACAAAACTTAAAGTTATGTTAGGTGCTGAAGAAGAAGTTATCGAAGTAAAGATGGCTGAAGCTGAATTGGTGGACGGGACACAGGTCTATACTGAAGGTGAATTACAAGCTGGAGCAATCCTATTTGTACGAGCTGGAGAAGGAGCATCTGAAGACCCATTCGCACCAAAAGGAAAGCACGAAACAACTGACGGTATGATTATATCTGTTGGTGAATCAGGAGAAATAACAAATGTTGAAGATAAGGGTTCGGAAGAATCAGTAGAAGAAGCAGAAGAGACTTTCGAAGATGAAATCAAAGTAGATGTTAAAGAAGACTTCGATATGGAAGGCCTTGTTGAAGCAATTGCTGAGATGATCAAACCACAAGCAGAAGTAATTGAAGAGCTAAAGAAAGAATTATCAGTTTTAACTGGAAGATTCGAAGAAGTAGCTAATCAACCAGCAGCTCCTAAAGTAGCAAAAAATACTTTCAAAGAAGTATTAGCAACCAAAGACGCAAAATTAGCAGAGAGATTAACTATGTTAAGATCTATGCGCAAGTAAACTAAACCTAAAAATTAAAATTTAAAACTATGGCATTCGGATTTAACGTAGCTGCGTTGCCAGCTTACACAGACCAATTATCATTAGAGTTAATCTCTAAATCAGTATTAAATACTGACTTACTTTCCTACCTAGACCTAAGAACAGGTTTAGCATCAGGAACAGTATCAATTAACCTTGTTGACGCAGACTTACCTGTATCAGCATTAGCATGTGGATTTACTCCAGATGGTGAAATTACTTACACTCAAGTAAATGTAATTATCGAAGCTTTACAATCTAAGACAGAAGTTTGTCCAGAAGATTTAAGAGCAGTATACCAATCAGCCTTCATGAGTGCTGGAACTGGTAACGATGAAATTCCTTTTGAAGAAGTAATCTCAAACCAATATCAAGAAAAACTAACTAAATATAACGAAGGATTCATTATGAATGGTTCTGCAGGTGGAACAATGACCGGTCTTAAAGGACAGATCACTGCTGCTGCTGGTGCAACTGTTCCTGCTGGCGCCGTAGCCTGGACGGTTGCTAACGCTGTCGATCAAGCTTTAGACTTATATGATGGAATCGCTGAATCTGTAAAAGATAGAGACGATTTAATTATGGTAGTTTCTCCTGCTAACTATAGAACTTTAACTAGAGCTTTAGTAGCACAAAACTTATATCACTTTGATTCAGTACAGTCTAACGATATCTTAATCTTACCAGGAACAAACATCACAGTAGTTAAGTCTTCTGGATTAGTTGGTTCTGATTACGTATTCGCAGGACCATCTAAGATGATTATACTTGCAACAGGATTACAAGATGAACTAGATTCATTCGTATGGTTCTATGACCAAGGTGCAGATGTTATGAAGTTTAGAGCAGCATGGCGCATTGGAGTCGGTGTTGGAGAACCAAATCTTTTCTCAACGAACGGACTCGCTTAATCAATTTACTAAACTTAAAAATACACATTTAAACTATGGCATGCAGTGCAATCACAGCAGGAGTTATTAACGGATGTTCGACTAATCAAGGTGGCTTAGATGCCGTCTATATTGCGAACGGAGCAGTTCAATCTTTTGCAGAAACAGCAGGAACAATCACAGCTATTACAGTTGCAGGTTCCGCATTAACACCGTCTGACTGGTTCAAATTTGAAACTCCGAGACAAACTTCTTCTATTACAGAAACTGTAACTGGAGATATTTCTCAAGGAACGGTGACATATGCTCAAGTAGCAAATATCATCTTAAATCAAATGCAAGCGTCTACTAGAGACCAATTACAATTATTATTCGAAGCTACTAACTTAGTAGTTGTAGCAAAGGATAATAACGGAAGATTCTTTTCAATTGGAATATCTAGAGGAGCTTATGGAACAACATCAGCAAACACAAGTGGAGTAGCCTATCAAGATAGAAACGGGTACGACATAAGCATCGAAGGTATGGAGCCAGCTCCTATGTTCGAAGTAACATCAACAATTGTTGAAGCGTAAGCTTTAATAAGATTGTAAATAAGAAGGCTAGGAGAAATCCTGGCCTTTTTAGGGTGTAAGGTATCTATGATTATAGATAATACCTTGAATTACACCATTTGATACACTGTATTCAGATGCTAATAATCTAACTTTTGCTATTTTAGTAGGTAAGTAATCTAATGTTTTAAACTTAGCTCTAATACACTCTGCATCTTCAAAGGTTAATGATCTTTTTAATCTACCAGCTACTTTACCACCATTTGCTAAAGATTCTTTAGTTTTAATTCTAGCCATGTGGCCGTTAGCTGCGTTAATATCTCCTTGTGTTTTACCACCTCTTGTACATACTTCCTTTGACGGTACTCTATTTTGTACAGATAACCAATAAGGTGATTTGTCTACTGGTAAACCATATTCTTTTTGTAATTCGATTTCTCTATCGCTTGCTAAGTAAATGTCTGTATGTTCTTCTAAGATATTCCAACTTGTGAAGCCTTGGTCTGCCATTCTTTTTTGTAGATCAGATGTGCAACCGATTTTAATTCCTGTAATGTGGTAAATGTAGTATGTTTTCATAGTGTTTTAGTTTGATTATTTGTTATCACTGAGCTTGCAGCCTTAAAACCTTGACTGAAACACTCAAAGGTTATACTGCTGTTTAAGCAAATAGTTTCACAGGATCATTAAAAGAATAACCTTTAGTAAGAGGTAGTGCCATCTCTTTAATCCATAAGCCGTCTTGTAGTTTGGCTCCGTTATGCCAGTGTTTGCCTTGCCATATCATCTCAGGTTGATAGAGCGCCCAAGAGTAGCTTACTTTACCCATTGATATATTATATTGGCTAGGTATGAACAGTTCATTAGATACACTCCATTTAACATCAATCAAAACATTATTATTAAAGCCAATACCTACAATTTCTTCTAATAAGAAGTTAATTCTTTCAGGTCGGTGTGGTCCTAACAAGATAATGTCTAAGTCTTTAGTATCTCTATCGTCTAATATAGCGCCAACTGCGTAAGCTTCATATTCAGGTGAGCATAGTTCTGCTATCATACGTAGCTCATTCTCTACGCATTTAAGCCCGTTTAAAGTTTTCCACTGCATTTCGCTGTAAATACCGTAAGTATGGTTGTTGATATACATTGGGATATATATCCTATTACAACTTTGCAGCTAAATATATTTAATAGTAGAAATACACAACTAAAGCATGACATTAACAGTAAATTCAACCTTAGAAGTTATAAGTTGTAACTCAACAGATATTCCAGCAACTGGACACTTTGTGTTAACGAGCGGTCTCTCTAGATCTCCCTTAATATTACTTTTTAGTAGAATACAAAAGAATTCTAGGTATTCTACAATACAAATAATGTTTCCAGTAGATTTTAAAGACCAACACAAGAATGGAGTATACTATTACTCTATTAAAAGTGATGTAGACGATACGGAATATGAAAACGGATACATTAAAATAATAACTGACCCAGGAGGTAAGTTTAATCAAAAAGCCTTTTTAGCTCCAGCAGAGACAGAAAACAGAGAGTCAGAAGTATATTTTAGACCTAAATACACACCATAAGATGAAAAAGAAATTACCAAATCAAAATGACGGAGTATATTCAGTAGTAGGAGCACAATTTGCGATGCCATCTCTACCCGTTATTAAAGAAATTAGAAACAAGGATTATATGTACTATGGAGAGAATAACCTCTTTCCACAAAGACTTATAGAATTGTATGACTCAAGTGCTATGCATCACACTGCAGCACAAGCCGTTAGTGAAGGTATCTTCGGTGAAGGTATTGAATTGATAGGAGAAGAATACATTAATACAGATGGTGAAACAATAGATGATATCTTTGAAAAGATTACATTAGACTATACACTATTTGGTGGATATGCTTTAAATGTTATCTGGAACAAAGAGGCCACAGCAATTTCCGAAATTTACCATTTGCCATTTGCGAATGTAAGATCAGGAAAAAAGGATGAAGAAGATAATGTTAATGAGTATTACTATTCAAGTGATTGGAGTAATCTTAGAAAATACAAAGAGATTTCTTATAGAGCATTTGATTCCACAGATAATAGAGGTGATGATGCAAGTCAAATCTTTTACTATTTCAATTATACACCAGGAATAGAAGTATATCCTTTACCTTCTTATGTTGCAGGTATTAATGATATAACATTAGATCACAAGATAAGTAGATTTCATGTAAATAATATTAGCAATGGTTTAGCGCCTTCATTATTCATTAAGATGCGTAACGGCATACCTACGCCCGAGGCACGAAGAGAGATCTACAAAGAAATAGAAGAAACTTTTGCAGGTGAAGAGTCAGCTGGTAGATTCTTTTTAAGCTTTACAGATGCAGATACAGCTCCAGAGATAGAACCAATAGATGCTGCTAATTCGGATTACTACGTGACACTAGAAGAAAGAATTACTAGTAGAATACTAACAAGTTGGAGAATAACTAGTCCTGCTTTACTAGGTATTAAAGATGCTAGCGGATTTAATTCAGTAGCAGATGAAATCAAGATTGCTTACGCACACTTTGAAGGAACTGTTGTTGCACCGAAAAGAAAGAAAATAACACAATCATTTGGTTATATCTTAAAACTAGCTGGTTATAATGTTAGTATTAATGTTATACCTAATGAAATAATCGCAGATGCAGTTGAAGAATTACCGTATTCTGAAGATGAAAATATAATTATAGAATAATATGGCAAACGAATCCATCCTTTTAGTATCTGAGCAACGTATGAAAACTTGGACAAGTCTTGATAACAATATCAGGATTGATACATTAACACCGTCTATCCTAAACGCACAAGCTACGTATATTCAAGACACCTTGGGATCACCATTCTTTAATAGACTTAAAGAAGGTGTAAGAGCTAATGACTTAACAACAGATGAATCAACCTTCTTAAAGGATTTTGTAGGACCTACATTGATTCAATACGCATTATACATACTATTACCTAACTTAAAATACAAATTTGTAGAGAAGGGTATAGTTTCAGGCTCATCAGAAGAGACGGATTCAACTTCGTTAGATGAACTAAAGTATCTTAGAGAAAGTGCCTTAGATCAAGCTCAATTCTATGATGAAAGAATGAAAGAATATTTAAGAGATTATCCTGCATTATTCCCTATTTACAGAACATGGAATCAAAAAGGAATGTCACCTAACAAGCAAAATACATATTACAATGGACTCGAAACGAACATCCCAAGAAGGAACAGCCTCTGGATCTACGAAGACTGCGGCACAGATGGCTGCGATCCCGATTGCTCTTGCTGCTCATAACAAAAAGACTGATCAAAATATCAGTTACTTAAAAGCATACTTTTCTAAAGCAGGAAAGAACTCTAATATTAAAAGATAACATGGCAACAATAGACAAAATATTAAATAGTTGGGTAAGTAAAAAGTTATTCGTATTCGTAGTAGCAACACTTCTCGCACTCTTTGGTGACCTTACATCTAGCGATTGGGTAACTATAGCGACAGTATACATAGGTACACAAGGAGTTATCGATGCTGTTTCTAGATTAAAAAAGAACAATTAACACACAAAATATATTTAATACTATATGGATATTACAAATACAATAAGAAAATATGTTGAATGTGCTAGTTCTGGTGCTATTACGGAACCTACTGACGGAAGTTGGATAGGTGCATTAGCAATTTGGCAAGGTAGCTCAGAACCTATTAATGGTTCTTGGTTACAAACAGTATGCCTAAACTTTGGAATAGCAGCACCAGTAAATGGAAGTTGGCTACAAGCCCTAGCAAATCACTACGGAGAGTATGAGCCAGTCAATGGTTCATGGAGTAATGCCGTTTTAGTAGGATGTGAAGGTGGAGGTGGAGTTATACCATTCATTTGGGATCAAGATACAAACAACTGGGAATCAGAAGACAGAGTGTGGAACACAGGAATAGCATAATAACAAATTAAAAATTAAAATAGGAATATATGGCAGCTTTAACAGGAAATGCAATTAACACGAGTTATCAAGGATTACTCAAAACAACGGACAACGGTGCCCTAACGGCAACCGCCAAAGCAATGACAGATGGATTAGGTAATTCTTCTAACATGCTAATGGGAACTACATCTACTAATTTTCAAAGTGGAACTGTAGATTTTACAGGAGCAACAGTAACAGGTTTACCAAGTGGATCTGCTGGCTTAGAAAACGGTACAGGTAGTGACTCTTTACAGTCAGCCTCTTCATTAACAACTGTAGCAGCAAATGCTGCAGGAAATGATTCTATTGCACTAGGTGATAGTGCATCCGCTACAAGAGCAGACTCTATAGCAATCGGTAACGGTGCTACGGCTAATGGAACTGGAGGAGATGGTAGTATAGCTATTGGAAAAGGTTCAATTGCCTCAGGTAATAAGAGTATTGCCATAGGTATTAACGGAACTACAGCTGCAGGAGAAGCAATTGTAATTGGTGATGATGTAGATATTACAGGTTCAGATAGAGCTATCGCACTTGGTAATGCAATTAATATTTCAGGTGCTGCAGATTCAATTACAATAGGTACACAAACTGATTCTTCAGGAGACTCAGCAATATCAATTGGTAGAGATGCTTCTGCAACCGCTTCACAAGCAATAGCTTTAGGTAGAGGTGTTACAGCAGCTACAGCAAATACATTATCAGTTAAAGCCTTAGAAACTCAAACAGATTCAACTCCAACTGCAGGTGGTATTATTATGTCAGATGCTAGTGGTACGAATAGAAGACTTAACATTAATGCTACTGGTGGTTTACAAGTAGATTCTACAGTAGTAGGTGGTGGTGACTTTGAAAGTCCACTATCTCCGGCTAGAAAATATCAAACTACAGCAAATAACAAATGGAACTTTGCAATGCCACAAGATGGTAACAACTATGATGGTGGTGGATTATCTTCTCTTACAGATGTTAGTAATTCTAGAAGATTCTTTACTCAAATATATTCAGATACAGTTACTGACTTTGCAATCTTAGTTGGTGATGGTTATACTGGTAGTTTTAGAGTTGAATTATTTGATGTACATGCATCTACTGGAATGCCAAAGAGTGTTGTAGCATCTACAACTTCATTTACAGCAGGTACTAGTGGTGCAGGATTAACTTGGTATACAGGTGGATTCTCAAGTACACAGACCTTAAACTATGAACAATACTATATAGCAATTACAGGTATTGATGCAGATGCAGATATTTACTCTTCAATCGGTGCAGGTGGTTATATTAACAGATTAGTAGAAATCAATCCAGCAGCTCACCCTTCTAGTACTGGCGATGCAATTGATTATATCGGTGGTGGTATGAATGCAACAAGTACTCCTCCATTCGCAGAAAACTTTAACTTTGGTTTTAGAATTGATACATTCCAAACTATTTTGTTTAAGCAATAAGAGTGAAACTAAATACAGATAGATAGTATAAGAATAGTAACATCCTTTAGTTAAGAAGCGGGATTCTTCCCAAGTGTTTTTTGTTTGATTATTTTTCACTGGCAATCTTAACTGTTACTAAAAACCGAGGTGATGTTTTAGTGCCAAATTAATTTAACACCTCATTAATGGTTTAAGACCCAGGTACCGACTGACATGGCGGGTTCCCTGGGTCTTTTTTAGGCTCTGTTGACAGGGTAGCATACTATGCCAACCTATTCATAATATGAAACCTTTTCACAACTAATGATATAATAATTGTAGTTTCCTGAAAATCATCAAGATTTAACGGATAGATATACTATAACAAAATAATAACGGCACACTATTATGAACATTAAACAAATGCAATACCATGCTCAAAACACTCACCATTCCCTACGAAAAGGTTTCGAAAGTAGAAACTAAATTCAAAATTAAACTAAGCTTTCAAGAAATAGGCTTACTAACAATGATACTTTCTTTTAGAAAACAGAAAGATGCTTGTTGTATGACTAATGAACAGTTAGGTCAAATACTTAGATGTAAAAAGACTACTGTTCATAATATGAAAACTAAACTAATTAAAGCTGGTTTAATTACAAGCACTACAAGAGGTAATACTTCTACAATACTAAGACCTACTAAACGAGTTATCACGATATGTTACCCAGTGTTCATATCTAATAGCCCTCAGTGTTCATTAGATGACAGAAATACTTCTTCTAAAGAAGAAGAAAATAGCAATACCATTCCATTATCATCTTTAAGAGATGATTCTGTATGGAAGGAGGGTTTTGAAAGAGCCAAAACTATATACAAAGATCTTAAAAAACAAGAAGAAGAAGCAACTAGATACTATGAATTTAAAACAAATCAAACAATAACTGTATAACTAAAAACAAACAATCAAATTATGAGCAACAAAACTTACACAACATTCAATCTATACGAAGAGGTATTCAATCCTAACTTCGATACCTTTACACCAGAACATCACATAATGATGGGAGTAATCTATAACATTACCTCTAAAGGTAAACATGTATTACACAAAGGAGTTCTATCTTCTTCAGTAAATGATATTCTAAAGCAGAACCTGCATAGGTTTAACATAGAGAAGAAACCAAAGAATAGTCAATGGTATAGTTACCTTGAAGAATTGGCTGCACTAGGTCATCTTAGAAGACTTAGTGATGTGATAGGATATTCAGACAGACCTAATGGTAGATTTGAAGTTAAGAATCCTAACTATTGTATTACAGATGAAGGTATGAAACTATTTAAGAATGCTGACAAACCTGCATTTGACCTAACTAAGTTATTCTAATATATACTATATATGAAAAGACAATATAAGATTATGTTGCAAGTGCCAGATTTTGTTAATGACAATCTGGATATGTTTGATGACAGAGAGCTAGTGTTGATTAGTTTCATAATGACTTTACATAAGCAACCACTTGTTAGAGACAGAGATAGAAATATAGTATATAATATGGGAGATAGGGATTTTCAAAATGTATTAGGTTGGAAATCCTTCATGACAGATGTTGATCTTAAAGCAGAAGCCTTAAGAAAGGTATTTAGAATTGGTATGCATGGATCACATTGGGCTATACAATGGCTACCACATTTGTTTACTAATAAGAAGACTAACAAGGAAACACCTCCAGGCAAACTCGTATACATTACGGATCCTAGAGCGATTGCAATACATTTCTATTTACAAAGTAGAATAGTATCACAAGAAATGACCCATGACTATGTAGAAGGTATGGATATGGAAGAACTATATAGAAAACCCTTGTTAGGCGTATCAGAATACAAATTTCTGAAATTAAGATATGATTTACATCCAAGTATATGCGCAAAGTAAGACATGAATCAGATCTACGTAAGATAGTATGGGTCCATTATATGAGATTATATGGTGACCATGAACTAGCTATAGAGATAATGAAAGAAGATCTTAAAAGATTAGAAGCAGAAGAGCTATATGAACAATGCTCTATTTTAAAAGATACCATTAAAGAATATGCATAACTTTTTAACAGAAAGATACCATGACATTATATTACTATCTAAAAAGATATGTAAATCGAATCCTGAATTCGAAGAAGTAGCTCATTTTGCTATTGACAAATTCATGATGCATGAACGAGCACAAGAATTAGTAGATACTAAAAAGGCTATGCAGTTTCTTAGTGGTATTATTCACAGAAGTTATTGGAGTTCAAGCTCACAATACTATACAGAAGCCCATCAAAAAGGCAGAGTGTTTGGTTTACCAGAAGGCTTTGATTATGGAGACTATAGTGAATATAACGATGATATAGATAAGGCATTAGAAGCGATCGAGGGTATCTTAGAAGACATGGTAACCGAAGGTAATAGACAATGGTATAATTCTGTAATGTTTCAAAGATGGGTTGAAACACCAAACTACTCACAAATTGCTAAAGAAAGCAATATCCCGAGAACGAGCATCGCACGAGCGGTGAAGGAAGCGAAGGAGCATATACAATTAACATTAAAAACACAAGGAATAGAATATGAATTTTAGTATAATTTTAGGAATAGCATGTTTAGGTGCTGTATTACAAGAACTTCCAATATGGAATACAATATTAGAAAAGACAAAGTTAGATAGAAAGCCATTTAATTGTGCACTATGTTTTACCTTTTGGTGTGCATTACCCTATCTTGCCTTTACAGGAAGTGACCATATTATATTTAATAGTATAATAGCAGCGGTATTAGCAGACTTAATTAATAGACAAATGAACAGAGCATGACAATAGAACACTATAACTGGTGCCAAGAGCACAAAGGAATCCTATATCATAACAACACTATTGATAAGGAAAAGAAAGCAAAGCTGTATGAAATATATAATGCAGTAACCCAAGAAAACAAACGACCAAATGGATGTGGAAAGTGTTTAACAACCACAGTAAATAGAGTAAGGTTTGAATTAGAAAAATACGAAGCAAGCAATGAAAGAAAAAGAATTTAAAGTAGACGGTATTAAATATACAGTAAGAGCTACTACAGAAGACGGATTAAAACAAGCAGTTAGATCCCTAAAGAAATCTATTAAAAAGAACAAAGAAGACAATGTTTAAACCAGGAGAATCAGGAAACCCAGAAGGTAGAAAGAAAGGTTCACAAAACCATTATACTAAGAAAACGAAAGAGGCCTTTGGAATGCTTTTAGAAGGGAACCTTACTAATCTATCTCTATGGCTAGAACAAGTAGCAGAGGAAGATCCTAAAGAAGCACTGAAGATTGTTATGGCTCTATCGGAAAGGTTTGTACCTAAGTTAAGTCAACAAGCTCTAACAGATGGAGATGGTGAGAACTTATTGAAAGGTATTAAATTTGGATTTGGACCAACATTAGAATCAAAAGATGAAGACAACGGGATTTAGTCCGACAACGACACAAGCAGAATTCATAGACTTAGTACTTAATACAGATGGCAAATACTATACATTAGTAAGTAGCCGTCAAGCGGGGAAAACAATGTTAGGTATGAACATGTTGCTATACTTTGCCTTAAATAACGGAGGAGCAAAGGTAGCATTCATATCACCAACATACATGCAAGTAAGAAAGGTAATGGAAGAACTCCATAATGCCATAGCCTTAGCAAAGATAACAAAGAAAGTAAACTACTCTACTTACGAGATACACTTCCATAATAATTCAGTAATCTATTTTAGATCAGCAGATAACTATGATTCCTTAAGGGGTTATACCTTTGATTTCATGATAGCAGATGAAGCAGCATACTTAAAAGAACAAGGATGGCGAAGTGCAATACAACCAACAGTCCTAGTAAGAGGCAAGAAGGTAATCCTAATGTACACCAAGAGGTCAAGACTTCTTCTATGA